ACCTAAGACACTTCATGGCAAGATGTCAATTATGAAAGAAGGTGGAATCATGGCTACAAAGAAAATGGCAAAAGGCGGCAGCGCCGGTAACGGTATCACTACAGCCAAAATGGGCGCGGTCAAGGCCGGTGGCTTTAAAGGTAAAGGCGAGCACGCCGTCCAATCAAAAGGCTTGTCAAAAGGCACAATGATTGCAATGAAAGGCTCCAAGCCTCTGGGCATGAAAGCTGGCGGCATGAAAAAGATGAACATGGGCGGCAAGTCCTGCTAAGGAGTTAACATGAGTCCAGCAGAAAAAACAGCGCGAGAAGAGATGGCCGAGCGCAAAATGAACGCGGCCACCGAAAAAGCTTACTCTGAGTCTTTAACCAGCACGGAAGAAGCGCCTAAAAAGAAAGACCCACGCGACGCTGTTCGTGGACAAAAGGGTTATGCAAAAGGCGGTATGACTGCTTCCAAGCGAGCAGACGGCATTGCCTCACGTGGCAAAACTAACTGCAAAATGTATTAAGGGGCAATCATGGCTACAAGATGGGACAACCTACCCGGACTCAAAGACGACGTAGTTGCTCGTGACCGCGAAGATACTGCTAAGGCTAAAAAAGGCCGTGAAGTAGATTCTTCTAAGCTCAGTGGCGGCGCTAAAGACGCCGTTCGTGAAGCTGGCAAACGTGCTGAAAACCGCAAGGTTGGACGCCGTGGTGCTGGTGTAGCTGCGTTTGAAATTGGCTACGGAGTTGGCCGCGCAATTGACGAAAAGACTGGTCTTGGTAAGAAGATGGTTGACAAGTCTGGCCTTGGTAGCGCCGCTGAAAAAGCAGCTAGCCGACGCGATAAAGTTGAGCTAACTAAGAGCGCCAAAGAACGCCTACAAGACGAAGAAATCGATCAGATACGCCGAGACACTGACGCATCAGAAAAAGCCCGTAGGGAGTACTCTGGTCGCTACGAAGACGGTACTCGCTTGCCTGACGAGGAAAGCTACAAAGGCGATGGCATGAAGCGTGGTGGTAAAGTCAAGAAGATGGCTTCTGGCGGTATGACAGCGTCCAAACGCGCAGACGGTATTGCCACAAAAGGCAAGACTAACTGCAAAATATACTGAGGTGAAATCATGATGGCATCCCGTGGTATGGGGGACATAAACCCTAGCAAAATGCCAAATGCGAAACGTAAGTCTCGCAGGGATGACACCGACTTCACTCAATACGCTGATGGTGGTAAAGTAAACGCTGCTGGCAATTACACAAAACCCAGTCTTCGCAAGAGGATTGTGTCTCAAGTCAAAGCCGCAGCAACCCAAGGAACTGGCGCAGGTCAGTGGTCAGCGCGTAAAAGCCAACTAGTCGCTAAAAAATATAAAGCTGCTGGGGGCGGTTATCGTGACTGAGGCTATAAAAACCTGTACAGATTGTGGAGAGTCAAAGCCATTGTCTGCTTTCCGCAGTCGGGGTGGCCAAATGGCGCATCTGTACAAAAGCCACTGCAACACCTGCTTGTATAAAAGACACAAAGATTGGGCTGAAGACAACCAACATCGAATTGCTGATTATCGGGAGCGAGATCCGTGGACACTAGCTAAAAGGTGCAGTCGTCGCGGCATCACCCCAGAACAGCTTGTTGAGTGTTATGAACGGCAAGAGGGTTGTTGCGCAATTTGCAGGGCAGAAGTTGCTTTGATTGATAGCGCAATAGACCACAATCACGATACAGGGGAGTTTCGCGGCGTGTTGTGTAAGCAGTGCAATCGCGCTTTAGGTATGTTTAAAGATAGCCCTGTAATATTGCGTAACGCGCTAGAATACTTAGAAGCATTTGGGAGCTATGGAAATGGCACTTAAACCTTCACAACAGTCTCTCAAGGACTGGGGCAACCAAAAATGGAGAACCAAAAGTGGCAAACGCTCTTCTGACACGGGTGAAAGATATCTTCCAAGCGCTGCGATCAAAAGTCTCAGCTCTGCTGAGTACGCTGCAACAACGTTGGCGAAGCGTAAGGGCAAAAAGGCCGGGAAACAATTCGTAGCCCAACCAAAAAAGATCGCAAAGAAAACAGCAGGCTTTAGATAATGGCAATTACTTCTGGCGCATCAAGCTTTAATCTCCAACTCGATGAATTAGTCGAGGAGGCGTTTGAACGCGCCGGTGGTGAGCTGCGTACTGGCTATGACCTGCGTACTGCACGCCGCAGTTTGAACATCATGTTCGCAGATTGGGCCAATCGCGGCATCAATATGTGGACGATTGAGCAGGGTGAGATCACTCTGACTCAAGGGCAAAACACGTACGCTTTACCGGACGACACAGTTGACTTGATCGAGCACGTTATCCGTACGCAAGCCAACGTAAATTCAACTCAGGCGGACTTAACAATTACACGTATTAGTGTTTCTACGTACGCTACGATCCCCAACAAGATTCAACAAGCCAGACCAATTCAGGTTTGGATTCAACGCTTCAACGGCCAGAATTCCCCCGTTGCCGCGACTCTTACAACGACCATTACCTCTACAAGCACAGAGATTGTACTGAACGACGTAACGGGTCTCCCTGCTACTGGCTTTGTAAAGATTGATGATGAGATCATTAACTACGGCTACATTACGCAGAACGCAAACGCCAAGACCGGTACGCTCTACAACTGCTTCCGTGGTCAGCAAGATACGATTGCTGTTGGTCATACAGCCGCAGTCACCGTGTATTGGGCACAGGTTCCAGCTATTACGGTTTGGCCGACTCCAGATTCAGCCCAGCAGTACACGTTCGTTTACTGGCGCTTGCGCCGCACCCAAGATGCGGGTGGCGGTGTGAATGTGATGGACATTCCGTTTAGATTTATCCCTTGCTTGGCCGCTGGCTTGGCGTACTATCTGGCGTTGAAGATTGCCGGTGGCGCTGAGCGCCTGCCTGTACTGAAGCAGCAATACGATGAGGCTTGGGAGTTAGCGGCTACGGAAGACCGAGAGAAAGCCGCTGTGCGATTTGTACCTCGTCAGCAGTATATTGGGGGCACCTGATGGGTAATCGGTTTGCTTCCGGTAAATGGGCAATTGCTCAGTGTGATCGTTGCGATCAACGGTTTAAGCTAAAAGTATTGCGCAAAGAGATTATCAAGACAAAAACTTATGACTTGTTGGTTTGTCCTGAGTGTTGGGATCCCGATCAGCCACAGTTGCAACTGGGTATGTACCCAGTAGATGACCCGCAAGGCTTGAGGAATCCTCGCCCTGATAGGAGTTATTATCAGTCTGGTTTGAGTGGATTACAGCTTACAAATACCAACAGCACCGCAGCGGATGCTGATGGGTTTCCAGAGCAGGGTAGTCGAGTTTTTCAATGGGGGTGGAACCCTGTTGGTGGGGCACGGGGCCCTGATGATGGTTTAACACCAAACTACTTGGTTTTAAACATAGAAGTTGGTACAGTTACGGTTACAACGACATAAGGAGTCGAACATGGACGCAAAGAAAGCACTTAAAGCACACATGGCCAAAGGCATGAAGTCTGCACATCCCGATGTTGCAGTTAAAAACATGCGAGCCGGTGGCAAAACCAACAGCGAAATGCTAAAGTTGGGTCGTGGTTTGGCTAAAGTTGCCAACCAAAAATCACCCGGTCGTCGCGGAGGTTAATCATGGCTACATACAAGTCACCCAAACCTGCTCCCATCCAGCCTGCTGGCGTGAGCAACAACAAGAAGTACATGAAAGACGCCAACGTCTCTGTGGCTAACACCCATAGTAATGACTACCCCGGTGTCAAAACGTCAGGCATCAAGATGCGCGGTACTGGATGCGCTACTAAAGGTTTAATGTCTAGAGGCCCGATGGCATGAATTACGCTGCACTCAGCGCTGCTATTCAGGCGTACACGGAGAACACGGAAGCAGATTTCGTGGCTAATATCCCCGTGTTTGTTCAGCAGGCTGAGCAGCGTATTTACAACACCGTTCAGTTCCCATCACTTCGCAAGAATGTAACGGGCTTAACTACAACTAGTAATAAATACGTTTCATGCCCATCTGATTTTTTGGCAGTGTATTCATTTGCTGTCGTTGACGGCACGTTAGCTACTGGCGACTACGAGTACATGTTGAACAAAGATGTTAACTTTATTCGCCAAGTTTACCCAAGGGCTAGCGATACTGGAATACCTAAGTACTACGCTTTATTTGGCCCTCAGTCTTCTAACGACACAGAGTTAACGTTTATCCTTGGCCCAACACCGGACAATAACTACCCAGTTGAGCTGCATTACTACTATTACCCAGAGTCGATTGTTACGGCCACCACAACTTGGCTTGGTGACAACTTTGACTCAGTGCTTTTGTACGGCTCTTTGGTCGAGGCTTACACCTACATGAAGGGTGAGCAAGACATGATGGCGTTGTACAACGGCAAATACCAAGAAGCACTTGCGTTGGCTAAACGTCTGGGCGATGGTATGGAGCGTCAGGATGCTTATCGTTCTGGTCAGTATAGACAGGCGGTGACCTGATGGCTTTGCAACAAGGCGCTACCAATGCGTTTGCCACCGGTTTAATGAACGGTGTCTATAACTTTACAACCAGCTCATTTAAGATAGCGTTGTACACAGGTTCAGCAACACTGGGCCCAGACACCGCTATCTATACAAGCTCTAATGAAGTTGTGGCCACAGGCTACACCGCAGGTGGCATCGCGCTTCCAGTTTCTGTTGTACCAATTTCAGCCAACGACGTTACATATATCTCATTTTCAAACGTAACGTGGTATGGTTCAATTACTGCACGCGGCGCTTTGATCTATCAAGATGGTGGCTCCAATCCGACCGTTTGCGTATTGGACTTTGGTTCAGACAAAACTTCTATTACATCGCTTACTATACAGTTTCCAACTGCTAACAGCACTAACGCAATCATAAGGATTACCTAATGTTCGCAGCAACATCATCTGGTGACATTGGCGACGTGCTAATCCACAAGGTAGACCATCGTGGGTTCAACCCCGAAGAACTTGCCGAGCAAGCATTAAACCGAATTATCTATGTTGGGGATCAGTCCCATCCGGCCATTCGCGATCAGGCGCAAGCTTTCCGTGAACACATCCGTGGTGTGTTGGTGTTCTACATGAAACGCGCAATTGAGTCGAACAACACGACTCTAGCTAATCGTCTCCGTGAAGCGGGGCATTCTGAACTTGTAACTCTATTGGAGATATAACATGGCCATTTCAATCACTACGGCGATGCCCACCAGCTTCAAGGTCGAAATCCTAAAAGCTGTCCACAACTTTACTACCACCACGGGCAACACATTTAAAATTGCGTTGTTCAAAGCTACAGCCGCTGGTTCTGGCACGTTTGGCGCGGCTACAACTAACTACTCTGACATGGGTACGGATCAGTTGGCTACGGCAACGGGTTACACACAACCCGGTAACACATTGACTTCAGTAACTCCCGTTGCTGATGGTACAACTGCTATTTGTGACTTTGCTGATACCACATGGACTTCTGCTACGTTTACAACCAGCGGTGCATTGATTTATAACTCTTCAGCTTCTGGTGCGGCTTGCGCAGTCTTGAGCTTCAGTGGCGATCAACAGGTAAGTTCTGGTGACTTCACGATTCAGTTTCCTGTTGCTGCGGCTGCTACGGCAATTATCCGTATTGCATAAGTGAGTTGAAGTGTCTTCATGGGGCGAATACGCTTGGGGTGACAACGGCTGGGGAGGCGTAGGCAAAGTCCTGCCTCTTGATGGCTGGGGTAGTCAGGCGTGGGGTGAGTCTCCATGGGGCACGGGCAGTGTTTCTGTACAGGGTACGGGCGCTGTTGGAACGGTTGGGATTTCGGTATCGGTTACGTTTGTACCCACAGGCGTTTCTGCTACAGGTCAGATTGGCACAACCCTGCCAAAAGTTAACTTTACGCTTACGGGCGTGGTTGCTAACGGCGCAATTGGTGATGTAAGGGCTACAGTTGTTTTCACGCCAACAGGTGTGCAGGGTGTTGGGCAGATTGGTAACTTTAATGTCAACGTTGATGATTTCATCATCCCGATTGGTGTTGAGGGCACGGGTCAGATTGGTACGCCAACTCTTCGAGTTGGTAGAACAATCACGGTTACTGGGGTACAGGGAACAGGCGCTGTAGGTACGGCGGTTCCGTATGTGCAGTTCACGCCTGCGGGGGTGTTAGGCACAGGTAGTGTTGGTAGCGTTCAGATCAATGTGAGCGAAACCATCATTCCGGTGGGCGTGCAAGGCTTAGGTTCTGTTGGTAGCGTAACGCTTGTTTATAACGGCGGGGCAACACCAACAGGCGTGGTGGGTACGGGTAGCGTTGGTACTGCGATTGCAAATGTTATAAAAACAATTCAAAACGGCGTATCCGCTACTGGACAGATTGGTACAGTTTCAGTTAAAGTCAGTGACAGAGTCATCGTCACAGGTGTGCAGGGTACTGGAGCAATTGGAACTGTATTTATTCGGGGGTGGACAGTGATTAACGATTCACAAACACCAAATTGGGCGGATGTGTCAACCACACAGAACCCCGGATGGACAGATATTCCAACATAGGAGTTATAAATGGCAGCTACAACAGGACAACTAGGGCTAGTCACCCCAACGCAGGGCACGCTCTCTGGTACTTGGGGCGACACAGTCAACAACGGTATTACCGAATACACCAACATTGCTATTGCTGGCACGACCACTTTTAACGGTGACGGTGCGGTAACTCTGGTTAATACGACTGGCGATGCTTCTGCTACAAACATTGCTTCTACTTCAGCGCAGTACGCAATTGTGCGCGTAACAGGTACGCTAACAACAACCAAAATTATTACTTTTGGTTCTGCTGGCTCCGCCGCTTATAGTAAGCTGTATTTGGTTGACAACGCTGCTACTGGCGGCTCAGTCACATTTAAAGCCTACGGTCAAACTGGCGTTACGGTGGCTGTTGGTGAAAAAGTGTTTGTGTTCTACAACGGCACGGACATTGTCAAAATTTCCGGCACATTACCTACTACCACAGTACCAATCGCAAATGGCGGTACAGGACAGACTACAGCGACAGCCGCTTTTGATGCGCTGGCTCCCACAACGACAGCAGGCGATGTGATTTACTT